CTAAGAACCGAACGGAACTTGTTCACGCTAAACAGCGAGAGCAAGGGAATTCTCGACGAAGATATACTAGGCCCATAGTTAGGAAATTATGCCAATCAAAGTATTTGAGCCATTCACACGGCTAGACGCAAGCGACGTAAACGAGTTTCTTGTAAACAAAGGCGGATATGAATTCTCCGGAATTGTTTCTATTACTGCGTCCGGTAGCTTCATCAAAGCAGATTATCCAGACGTTCGGGCAATCAGGGTAAGAGTTCAAGGCGGCGGCGGTGGCGGCGGCGGAGCTGCGGCTACTCTTGCTTCGAATGCTTCTTCTTCTTCCGGTGGCGCTGGCGGTGGGTACTCAGAAAGTTTTATTTCTGATATCTCGACACTTGCGGGAACCGTAACCGTTACCGTTGGAGCGGGTGGGGCTGGTGGTTCTGCCGCTGCTGGTTCAAACGGCGTAAACTCTAGCTTCGGGACTGCCATAGTTGCTGGTGGTGGAACTGGTGGAAGCTTCGCGGGTGCGGCGACAACTGAAAGAGCTATTCCGGGAGTAGACGGCGGTAGCGGTACTGGTGGCGATTTGATTATCCCCGGTAGTGGTTCTTCTTTGGCTTTTCGCTCTATAAACTTCGGTGGTGGTGGGTCCGGTGGCAACTCCGTTCTTGGTGGAGGTGGCGCGGCTTCTAGCTCATTGTCTAGCTCAACTGGCGCAAATGGGGCGGCGGGTAGACAATACGGCGGCGGTGGTGGTGGAGCTTTCAATAAGGAAAGCAACACGGCCCGAACTGGCGGAGCTGGTGCTAACGGCATTGTACTTATCGAGTTATACAAGTAGGAAAAATGATAGAAGAAAAACGCTGGGCTTGTATCAAAGACGGCAAAGTAGAAATGGTAATTATTTGGGACGGCTCCGAATCGTGGCTACCTGCTAAAGATTTTCTTATGGTCGAATTATCCCAAGATTCACCCGTTGGGCCGGAATGGGATTACACCAATAACAAGTTCTTAGACAATAGACCGAAAGCCGAAGAAGAATAATGGCTGAAGAAACTACGGGCGTAAGAATTACCCAACAGGCAATCTACGCAAAGCAACTCGAACACGGCGAAACCCTTGTCAAGATTTTAGAAAAGCTAGACCACCTCGACGAAGTTCCTAATCGTCTTCGAGAAGTGGAACTAACGCTTGCCCGGTTAGCGTGGATTGAAAAAATTGCTTACACCGGACTAACCGCTGGGGTTGTTTCACTACTCGGACTAATCGTTTCAACTTTAGGAAAATAAAAATGGCAAAGCCACAATATCCAATCGACGGAAAATTCGGTAAAGTCTGGAAGGTAACAAGTCCCTTCGGCTGGAGGGTACACCCGATAGAGAAACGCAAGAAACATCATAACGGCGTAGACCTATGGGGCGCTAATCCCAAAATCTACGTGGAAGCGTTCCACGACGGGCTTGTAATCGCGGCAGAAACTTCCAAGATGAAGAACGCGGACGGCTCTCTAGGTGGCGTTGGTTGGTACGTGGATATTCGCTCAAAGATAAACGGAACTTTCTACGTTCACCGCTACGCACATATGGTCGCTAAGTCGCTGAAGGTAAAGAAAGGCCAGAAGGTCGAAGCCGGAACGATTCTTGGAATTATGGGAAACACCGGAGCTTCTGCCGGGCGACACCTACACTTCGAAATCAACAAGGGTAAAGTTTGGCGTTGGACTTCCGACGGTTCTGGTTTTGTGAATCCCCTAAAGTTCGTAAAGAACACTATCGACGCTTACGAACTAAAAGAATCTATCTCGCTTGCTACTCCGGCAGACGCTCCATTAGTTCCAGCTCCACCAATCGAGAAACCTAAAGTAAAATCGTTCAAGAATCTAAAGCGGGGTTCTGAAGGCGCAGCGGTGCGACGACTCCAGCGGGTGCTAAAATTGAATAAAGACGGGCAATTTGGCCCGATTACAGAATCAGCGGTAAAAGCTTTTCAGAAAAAGAATGGCCTAGCCGAAACCGGAATAGTAGACAGCTCCCTATCGGCGAAGCTCTTCCCCGTCAAGAAGGATTAGTTTATGTGGTTGGATATCGCTAGAAGAACGTTCGCAGTTATCATTCTGAAGGTTACAGGAATCTTCGTTGGTGGCTCAGTTATCGGTTTGGAAGTATTACAGGCTTTAGCTATGGCAGCGTTCGCTGGAATCATTGACGTAGCGCAGGAACTTTCTCGCTCTTACCTTTCGGACGGTTCACTAGACCCGGAAGAAATAAACAAGAGCTTCGGTAAAATCGCAGACAAGAACGCGCCTAAAAGCTAGTCGCGCAGGTATCTTTCTTCGTAAGTAGTTCCACCCCATATCCCGATTACCCGGGTAGAGTTCGCATAATCTAGGCATTGTAGCCTAATTGGGCAACGCCCGCAGATTTCTTTCGCGGTCTTTTCTATCATTAGCCGGGTAGCCCGGTCTGGCTCTTCCGGGAAGAAGAAGTCTGGTAATTCCTCGCATTCCACCCCTCCCAGCTCACGAATCGCTGAATGAAGTTCTAGGTACTTGCGCTCAATCCCGAGTAAATGTCGTAGGGTAGTCATAACCTAGACCTTACTAAAGGGATAGACCGAAAAGAGCAAGAAAGGGAAAAATGATTATTGGAAAATTAGAACTAAAGGAACTAGGGGACGCAGTTCTTCTAGGCAACTTCGAAAGCGGTTCCGAAGGCTGGCACAATCTCCGCAACGCAGAAGGAGCGGTGGGCGGCTCGGATATTGGGGCATTAGCCGGACTCTCGCCGTGGGAGAGCGCAATAACGAAATGGGCAAAGAAGACAAAACAAATCCCGGACGATATTCAACCGTCTATGGCTATGCGACTAGGCACAATCCTAGAAGCTCCAATCCTTCAAATCTTCGCGGAGGAACACCCAGAATACGAAATCTATACAACGGGAACTTGGGGCCATAAGGAATTTGAATGGCAACGCGCTAATCCTGACGCTCTCTACAAGAAGCCGGACGGAACTTGGGGAATTATCGAAGTCAAGTTCTCGCGCGATTACTGGAGTGAAGTTCCGCAGCATTACCGGGCGCAGGTGCTTTGGTATATGAACGTCTTCGGAATTCAAGAAGCAACGTTGGTAGCTCTAGCAGGTTCCAGCTATCAAGAATTCCCCGTCGAATGGGATTCGTTCGAAGCAGCTTCTCTAGTGGCGGCCGCTTACCGATTCAGGGAAGCAGTTCTAAAGGTAGAAATGCCCGACTGGGACGGAAGCAATTCAACGTTCGAAACTATCCGCGCTATGAACCCTAAAATCGAAGACGGAGAAGAACACCTAGACGAACTAGGGCTACATTACTTCGAAGCTCTAAGCGTCTTCGAGAAAGCAGAAAAGAAACTTACCGAACTAAAGAGTCGAGTCCTATCGGCTATGGGCGGAAAGAAACGGGGAATCGTCTACGGCGAACACGCGATTAGTTTGCGCGCTCGCGGAATGGGGAATCCTTACCTACACAATGAAAAGAAAGGGAAATAAAAATGGCACAATTCAACCTAAACGATTACGAAACAGTCGAGGAAAGACACGCAAGAGCAATAGCTGAGTATCCGGATATCAGGTGCGTAATTGTGAATCACACCACACCGCAGGATAGAGCGGTTGGAACTTGGGTAGTCGAAGCTCGGGTTTATCTAAACGCTGAAGACCAAGAACGCGAACTTCCAAAAGCTAGTGAATGGGCTTTCGAAGTGGACGGGGTGGGAATGGCAAACAAAACTTCAGCTTTAGAAAATGCGTGTACTTCAGCTCTTGGAAGAAGTTTACGTTGGGCATTAGGCGGCTCTAAAGGCCCGTCTAAAGAAGAAATGGAAAAGGTAGCTCGCGGGCAGACACCTAAACTTCCGACCCGTGATTGGCTGGCTGAAGCCGAAGGTCTAGGAAAAGATATCGACAAGTTGCGACTGCTCTATTCTGAAGCGAAGACCGCTAAGGCTTCTAACGAACTGCTAGGTCGAATCAAAGAACTAGCAGCTTTAGCGGGCGCGTAATGGAATCCCCGGGCCAAATCGTCGAAGAACTTCAGCGCATATCTAAAGAAATGGAGAAGGGAGCTTCGGCCCTCTATGACGCAGAAGTAAAATTAGCAGACGCGGAAGCGGCTTATGACAAGGCCGTTTCTCTCTCTTTCCTAAACAGCTCCGGAACCGTAGCAGACCGTCAAGCCGTGGCAAAGCTTCAAGCGGTGGACGAAAAGCTAAAGGCGGACTTAGCCCGGGCGGAGTTCAACCGGGTAAAAATGAAGATGAAAGTCCTATCTGATACCGCCACTATGACGGCAGTCATTAGCCGAAATGTAGAACTTCAATGGCGGAGCTAGACTAATGGGCGGGAGATTGGCGACTTATGAAGATTCGGGAGAAGTGTTCCTGCGGAGCCTTGTTTCAGGCTACCGGGGAAGAAGCTATCCAGCTTTACAAGAATTGGATTCGTCGCCACTCCTGCCCGGAGCCAACTTCAGAAGTAACGCGCGATATAGAAACGTCTTCAACGATTGGATTCAGCGTGGACTATTCAGGAACGGGTTTAGATATGCCCGCGAAGAAGTTTGACCCGTGGGAAGATGACTAAAAAAGAATTCCAGAAATATCTCGACAGAGATAAATCCTGCCCGCATTGTGGGACTAATGGCCCGGAACTGATTCCGCAACACCGACTAAATAGGGGAATGGGTGGAAGTAAATCACGGAATCGCCCGTCGAATATTATTGCCTTCTGCTCTTTCGGAAATGGACTTATGGAATCCAGCGCAACGTTCGCAGCTCTCGCTCGGTCGTACGGTTGGAAACTTCAGGCTTACCAAGACCCAAGTAAGACACCCGTCTTCTTATCGGACGGTTGGTATCTGCTCGACGATAATTACGGAAAGGCTCGCACTAGCGAACCGGAACAAGAATGAAAGGAAAAGAAATGGGGAATTACGAACCGCGCTTTGACGTGGACTTTACCCGGGGAAGGGTTGGTGAAGAACTACTAGAAACCTTCTTAGCTGACCTAGTGGGAAATAAAGTCGAAGTGAAGACTGACTACCGCATAAACGAAACCGGAAACGTCTACGTAGAAACTTGGCAGTATTCAAACCCGGACGCTTCAGACAAGAAGCAATCGGGCATAAACGTTAGCGAAGCGGAATACTATTGCTTTGGCTCACCGACCGGGGCAGGTTTCGTAATGGTCAAAACCAGCGTCCTAAAGGAATTCATTCGCAATACGAACCCTCGGGAAACTAGGCAACCGATTAGCTCGAAGGAAACTAAGGCTAGTATCGGAAGACTGATACCCCTAGCTGATTTGTTAGCTACTATGGGACTTGCTAAGAAAGGGAACTAATGCCACTAATCAGGGGACACCACTCATTCGACGACCACTTCACGCAGATACCTAACGCGTGGCTTCGGGACTCTCGAATCTCACTAGGCGCAAAAGGATTACTAGCGCAGCTTCTATCTCACGCTCCGGGCTGGCGCATTAGTCAAGAAAGCTTAGGCCACTCGAACGGAGTCGGACGCGACGCAATCCGGACGCTGATAAACGAACTACTAGGCGCTGGATATCTAATGCGCTCCGAAGACCGGGAGCGAACCGAAAAGGGTTATCTAGGCGGCTACACCTACACAACGCAAGACCCTACGGCTGAACCTACGCAGGATTATCCTACGCAGGACAATCCGCTACATAAGAACAACATTATTAAGAAGAACAACTTAAAGAATAACGAGAGAATATATAGCGATTCTCAATTTGATTCTTTCTGGAATCTCTACCCGAAGAAGGTGGAC